AAGGCTTGGGCCTGTCCAGCGATGGGCAGGGCCGCATAGGGCAACGCCGTCGGCCCATTGTCAACGACAGCGGTTTCGATGTTTTACGAGGAAGGGTTTGACATGAAAGCAATTGGAAAGACGTTTGGATTTTTGGCCGGTGGCCTGCTCGGCGGCGCTGCAAAGTCGCTGCTTAGCAAGAAAAAGAAACCGGTGCAGCCTTTGCCCCAAGTTTCGCGTGATGATGCCGCGGCGATCGCGCGCGATGATGAATTGTTGCGCCGGCGCGGTGGCGCGGCCGACATGATTACCGGATCGACGGGCGCCGAGGCCGCGCTTTCCGGCGGAAAATTGGTTCTCGGTAGCTAAAAAGGATTAAGACATGACCGATACGAATGAAACTGATGGCGATCTGCTTGCTCGCCTGGGTACGGATGGCCAAAAATGGGCGCAAGAGTTCCTTGCAAAATTTCCCGATGCATCGAAAATCGATCAAGGGCTGATGATTGGCTGGTTCGCTAATGCGATCGAAGCCGGCGCCAACCGCGAAAGCGTGGCCGCAACGGAACAGCGCGACGAGCTTGAAGGCCTAAAAAGCCAGCTGATCACAATTGCCGGAAAGCTGTCGGAAACCGGCATCGCCATGCCGGAAGATGATGGTGTCCAGGCGCTCGATACTCTGGTGACGCGCTTCAAAGAGCTTGAAGCCGAGCGCGATACTGTGAAAAATGCGCTCGATCAGCTGACCGCGAAAAACGATGCGGCTGCGCTGAAGGAAGCGGGCAAGGCGAAGGCAACGCCAAAGCCCAAAGGCGATGGCAGCATCCGCGCGCTCGGACCCCTGAAGCTGAAAAAGGACGAGCGGCCGCTGCAGGGCGAGGATCTGCTGAAAGCGATCGCGGCCGCAGATCTGGTGGAAATCGCGTTCTCCGATGGCAAGCACGAAATCAAGTCGTTGCCGGCGCATATCGTGCAGGGCGATGCCTGGTATCTGGCGGCCAACGGCGTGCGCCTGCGCGTTGATAAGCTGCAGGTCTATGGGCCTAACCGTGGCGAGAAAGAAATCAAGCTCGCCGGTTATGCTCTGCTGCTCGACGATGAGCAAGTCGCCTGGACGCGACGCGGCGATGTGCTGACGCTTGCCCCTGGCAGCATCAACGAGCTGAAGGACGATGTGATTTTCTAAGCCTGCAGGGGCTGGAAAATGGTTTAATTTGAAAGGGCTTTCCCATGGACGACATTTTGCAAGACGATGATTTGGTCAAGGCTGACCTGCGCAACCATGCCAGATTGAAGGAAGAACGTGCACCATGGGAAAGTATCTGGCAGGAAATCGATGAATTATTCCCGAATGGCGCCGGTGGATTTTTGCGCCAAACGCCTGGCAATGTCCGCGGCGAGGGGAATTATGACACAACGCACATAACGGCAAATGGCCGATTTTCGGCGGCGATGGTGGCGATCACCGTCCCTGAAGAAAAACAATATATCAAGCCACGCTTTGCAGATCCCGATCTAATGAAGATCCGAGATGTCAAGCTGTGGTGCGAGCGCGCTGGCCAGCGTTTGTATGACATCCGTTATGCGGCGCTGACGGGCTTCGGCATGTGTTCGCATGAGGATATGGACCAGCTCGGCCGCTATGGTACTTCGCCGGTGTGGCAAGAAGCAATCCCGGGCCGCGGCCTGATCTACCGCACGCTGCATCTATCCGAATGTTTTATCGATACGGACCATGCCGGCCTGGTTGATACGGTGCACCGCGAATTTGAAAAGACGGCGCGCGAGTGCGAGCAGATGTTTGGCATCGATGCGCTCACGCCGAAAATGCGCCAATGTCTGTCAACCCCCGGCAAGGAAAATGACAAGTTCCAGATCGCCCATATCGTCAAGCCAAATACTCAATGGGACCAGGACAAGCTCGACTATCGCCGCATGCCGATTTCGTCGCGCTATCTGGCGATCGACGAAAAGATCTATTTGCGTCGCGCCGGCTTCCACACGATGCCGATCTCAGTTTCGCGGCATCTGACGAGCCCGATGGAAAAATATGGCCGATCGCCGGCTATGAACAAGCTCGCGACAATCCGCGGCCTGCAGGCGATGCGCCACACGACATTGCGGGCAGGGCATAAGGCAGTCGATCCCGCGCTGATCTTCTTTGATGATGATGGCATCACAAGCCTGTCGACCAAGCCTGGCGGCATGAACCCAGGTCTTTGGAGCGAGGATGGCCGCCCGCTTGTCGGCCGCATGCCAGGCGGCGAAAACGGCTTGCCTTACGCCCAGGACATGATCGGCGAAGAGCGGAGCGAAGTGCGATCGGAATTTCTGGAGGAATTTTACAAGATCCTGACCGATCCCAACAGCCGCATGACCACAACCGAAGTGCTGGAGGTTATGGGCAAACAGGGCATTTTGGTGCGGCCCTATGCAAACCGCTATCGCACGGAAAAGCAGGCGCCGATGTGCGCGCGGGATCTCGATCTTGCCATGCGCGCCGAGCAAATGGAGGCTTTCCCGCCCGAAGTCGAAGAGGCCGGCGCCTGGCCGGTTATGGATTACGACAATCCCTTGTCGGCAATGGCCAAGGCCGAAGAAGCCGGGCGGACCATGCGCTTTGTCGAAGTGCTGACGCCCTGGGCGCAGCTCGATAATGGAGCAGTGTTTGACTATGTCGACACTGACGAGCTGGTACCAGGCCTTGCCGATGCCATCGGCGTGCCGGCGCGCTACGTGCGAAGCAAGGAACAGGTCGCCGAAATGCGCGGACAGCGTGCCGAGGCCGAGCAGGCAGCGCAAAGCATCGATGCGCTCGGTACTGCTGCCGGCGCGTTCAAGGATATCGCCCAGGGTAATGCCATCGCGGAGGCCGCATGAATGTGCCAGGCTTCAATTGGCGGCGATGGCGCTCGATCGTCATTGCCCGCGAATATAAGGATCTCTGCATTGGTGAAAATGGCGAGATCAAGAAATCGGCCGAGCATGTCCTGGCCGATCTGCGCGGGTTTTGCGTATCGGCGTCGGGAACGCCCTTTCACCGCGACCCTGTTGAAATGGCGCGCCGCGTTGGCCGCCGCGAAGTGTTCGATCGGATCCAGCGCATGCTGGGTTTGAGTGAAGAAGAAACCATGAAACTAATGGAGGTAGACGATGGCCGATGAAAATAACGATGTTCCTGCAGGTAGCGCAGCAGATCTTTTGGGGGGCACGCCCCCTGCAGCAGATCCTCCAGCTGGAGGCGATGGCACGCCGCCTGCAGACGTTACGCCCCCTGCAGATGGTGGGCCGGATCCAGATTGGTATTCGAGTTTGTCGGCCGATGCGGATGGCGACAAGCCATCTTTGCGCGATTGGGCAAAGGCGGCAGGCGTCAAGGATCTCGATGGCCTGGCCAAGATCGCCCGCGACAATCAGGCCGCCTTGCGCGAGAGCGGCCGCATCAAGGTACCCGGCGAAGGTGCAAAGCCCGAGGAAGTCGCCGAGTTCCGTAAGGCCATCGGCGTGCCTGAAGATGCCAAAGGCTATGCCATCACGGCGCCAAAGGATGAAGCCGGCAACGATCTACCGTTGAATGACGATCTGATCGGCCGCATGGCCGAGAGCGCATTGAAGCATGGCGCGCCTAAGGCCGTTTTTGAGGGTTTGATTGCCGATTTCATTCAGGTGCAGATGGATGAAGCGGCAACTTTTGATACCGAGCAGCAGCGGATCGCCAACGAAACCGTAAAAACATGGGGCGCTGAAAAAGAAGCCAAGCTCGCCGCGATCGATAATGCCGCACGCGCTCTAGGCCTCGATCGTACAAAGATGGTTTCGCTTCGCAATGCGCTCGGTGCCGATTTCGCGCTGAATATGATGGCAAAACTCGGCGAGGGAATGGCCGAGGATATCATGATCGGCGGCGGCAAGGGCCGGTTTGGTATAACCGGCGCCGAGGCAAAGCAGGAAATCGCCCGATTGAAATCGGATAAAGAATTCCAGGCAAAGCTCTACGCCAAGGATCCGGCGGCAACGGCACGTTGGAACCGCCTCAACGAAGCCGAGGCGGCCTACGAAGAGGCGCAAAGGCGCGCTGCATAATTTTTGCTTGACAGGGGAGTCTCGGCTGTGAGATTTCCCTGTCCTCGCACTTTTTTGTGCGCCGAAGTCCTGGCTTAGCCGATCCGCGCTTTTCTGCGCGGGGGTCGCCCCGGGCCCAGCTGCGGATGCAGTCGCCGATCGCAGGCGTAAATTGATAGAGAGGCCGGGCGATCCGCCCCTTAGCCCTTCGCAATCTGGCTTTAACCCCATTTTGACGAAAGGGCATATCCCATGTCAATCAATGTCACCCCTGCGATGCAGGTTAAGTATAAAAACAATGTTGAAATGTTGCTGCAGCAGCAGTCTTGCCTGCTTGAACAGGCTGTCACCGTCCAGGACGATGCGAGCGCCGAAAAAGTCAAGGTCAAGGATCTTGTCGGTAATACGCTTCCCCAGGAAGATGACGAGCGCCACGGCGATACCAAATATAACAATCCGACATATGACGGTGTTTGGATCCCGAAAACCAACGAGCTCTATTATGCCGATCTGATCGACAATGCCGACAAGCTTTCGACATCGATCGACCTGCAGGGTTCATCGGTAACGAGCGGCGCCGGCACGATTAACCGTGCCAAGGATCGTCGGATCCTGGAGGGCTTTTATGGTCCGATCATCAGCGGCAAGGAAGGCACTACCACAACCGCATTTCCCGGCGGCCAGATTATTCCGGTCACCGAAGGCGGCGCAGCTGGTAACCAAAAAATTAACGTCGCCAAGTTGATCGCGGCCGATAAGCTCCTCGCCCAAAACTATGTTGATCCCATGCTGGAAAAATACATGGTCTTGACTGCAGACGACAACGCCCAGCTGCTGACCGAAGTGCCTGCAACCTCTTCCGATTTCAAGGCAAGCTATGCCGGCGAAGTCTACAAGGGCAAGCTGCAGACGCTTTTGGGCTGGCGCTTTATCCATATGGAATTGGATAACCCTATGCTGGGCTCGATCCCTGCGCTTGCAACTGATGGCAGCGGTTTCCGCAAAACGCCTTTCTGGGTCAAGCCTGGTCTGGTTGCCAATTTCTGGCAGCGCTCGCGTACCATGGTCGACATGCTGCCGCAAAAGAAGGGCTCGGTGCAGGTCTTTGCCGGTACCACGCTCGCGGCAACGCGCACGCAGGCCGGCATGGGCGGCATCATCCTCAACGTCAAAGGCTGATATCTGAAGGTGGCGGCGGGTTTACCGCCGCCGCTGCAGCAGCAGGAACCTGAAAAGGAATATTCGAAATGCCTGATTTTTATCTCTCTAGCCAGATCGGCGTCAAAGACGGCACCAAGATCCCGGCAGATCGTCCCGATGGCCGCCTTGTCGGCGCAATACGCAGCTCGATCATCGGTTCGAAGCCTGCCGGCGTCGCCTATGCTAACGGCGATCAAATCTTTGTCGGTACCTTGCGTGCCGGTGAAAGCCTGCGCGAGATCCTGGTTACCTCGGACACTACGCTCGGCACCACAACGCTGTCGGTTGGCCCTAAATCTGCCACGACAAAATATGCCAACGCCCGCACCATGACTGTGGTCGACACGCCGACCGCGATCGGCCCGCGGGGTACCGCGGCTGATGATGGTCCGCTGACCGCTGACGAAGATATCTGGATCACGCTTGGCGTGGGCGGTATCGCCGGCGGCATCGCCGTCACCTTTGAGCTGGTATTCGCCAGCGTCAAATAAGTTCGCCCGGGAACCTCTCCCCGGGTCGCAGGCGGGAAGGCCAGCTGCACCGAAATCAGCCCCTTCCCGCCTAAACTGAAAAGGACAGCAAGATGGCAACAACCAAATTGACCGTAAAGCGCGGCGGCCGCGAAGAAAAAGAAGTCGTGATTTCTGCAGGCTCGGCCGAAGCGCAAAGCGATACGATATCGCTGAATATCGATTACACCAATATTCGCCGCGGCGAAGCTGTGATGATGCTCGAAGCCATCAAGATGCGGATATTAAGCGCCTCGACCTGGCCGCCGGCATAAGGCTGACGCCTGGATGTCGGATTATGTCACCATTGCCAATCTGGCTGCAGGGCGGATCGGGACGGAAACGCGGATTTCCAGTCCCGATGATAACCGTTTTGTTGCGCGGACCATAAAGGCCGCCTGGGATATCCAGCGGCAGGCCGCAATCCGCGATGGTGCCTGGAATTTTGCAACGCGCCGGAAAGATCTCGCGGCCGAGGCTGATGGTGAAACTATTTATCCATGGGAATATGCTTTCCCCCTTCCTGAAGGATGTCTGCGCCTGATCGAAGTGCTTGATACTTCGCGCGATGATTATCAGCTGGAAGGCAAGGTCATTTTGGCCAATACGCTTGGACCGCTTTATATCCGATATTTAGT